ACTGGCTCACCAGGCTCGTATGATAGATCAATCTTTAATATCGGAGCTAGACCTATATTTTCAATGTGCCCCATTGTTGCCCATGTATTAATATATGAAGACTGTAATGACATCCTAGGCATAGTTAATTCTCCTGAAGCAGGCAGAATTGAGGTTGCAATCGATATGTCTCCCATCGTTCTAAGAGTGAAACTGCCAGTGGATACCTCAGGAATAGGAACACCAGCAACTATCCTCATGGCAACAGTGGGAGTGACCGAGATGTCGTAATCCCCTAGGCAGGTAGTTGTTATTCCTATATTTGCGATGGTCTTATACTTTCCGCCAATATACTTTTGATAATCAACTCCAATACGATTAACAAGTGACCTCTGAGCAGTAATAAATTTATCTCCGGCGGTCATTCTGGCTTCAGTAGACATAATTTCTGTTACACTATTACCCTGTACTTTGGTAACTTTATTGCCTCGAACAGAAGTGAATGAGTGACCAAGAATATCTTCGTATTTGTTTCCGAGTACATTGAGATTGTAGTCACCATCAACGGTGACATTAAAATCACCCTTAACAAGAAGATTCTTGTCTTTAACAATTATCTCGTAGTTGTCACCAACAATTTTAACTGTCTTGGTACCCGTGGCATTGATCTCATCATAAGTACCACTTCTGTGATAGTTATGTATTCTCTCGTGTCCAGGAGTATCATCAACTTCTCTTACATGACCACTTTCTGATTCAGTAACATGATTGTATGGATATTTACTATTGGCGCCGCCGGGTACTGGTTCTTCCCAGTACTCCTCCTCATACTTCGGCACCGGCGTGGGCACGTATTCCTTCATTGCCAAGATAGCTGACGCTTCCTCGACAAGTAGATCAGCTTTCGTTTTTGGATGTGTTAGTGATGTCTCTTTAAGGTCATACATCGTCATTAAAGGCGCAGTTGCCTTTGGTATGCCCGCATATCCGTCGGTCGCTTCGACCGCTGGGCTGGCCGCGACCGCTGGGCTGGCTTCGATGCCGTTATCAGGGTCGGCTTCAACTGCGGGTACCGCTTCAACTGCGTCCACCGCATCGGCTGCTTCAACTGTTTTTATTCTGACCTCTTCTTTGCCCATATAGGTATAATGAGTCTGTACTGCCGCACCACCCCTAGCTAAACGAGAAGAGTCTGGTTCTTTAAGACCATTGGTACCACTTTTATCTAAGTCTTGTCTAGGATATAATCCGTGGGGTGCTTCTTCAACCGTTCTAGGATCATAAAATCCTGTTAATGTCTTATCAATATTAACAACATTGCCACCTTCATCTTCAGGTAGAATTGACATGCAACCCCAACTTCCCATGATAATTGGAATCTGTGCATCGTTTCCATCAGCAAAGAATCCGATGACTGTGCTTCCCTCAACCAGACCAGTGGGTGAAGTTCCCACCCCGGATATGGCAGCAGAAGTTACTGGCTGCATTGGAATAGCCCACGGCAGATCGGACACGGGCAATATTACCTTGTCTCGTGTGTGATAACCAAAGATGCGAACTTTATATCTGCCCAACTTATCTGGATCTAATCTGTTCTCAATGACACCTTGCCACCACACAAACGCTGGATACATGCTATTCATTATTCTTCTCCAAATGAATCACGGATAATCTCTAGTGTCATCGTATGATTCGTTGGTGTTATATTATGCACGATTGCGCTAACTGCATAGATGCCAGATATCTTAGGATCGAATAACTCGGTCGCTGGAGTACCCCCTGGCTTCTCACCAACATTGGGATAATTAAACTTAATCAGATGACCCACGTTGATATCCGTCTTTCCCGGAACTTCTATTATAACGCTTAATCGCTTAATTTCAGCAATCGCAGTATTTCTAAAGGTAAGTCTTTCAAAATAATTGATATTGTAACCGAAATCAGAGTCTTCATATAAACTAGAAACAGCCACCTTGACTTGCGTTACCGCAGCGGGTGCAAATAATGGGTTAGCATTAGTGGGTCTTTCATCTGCTAAGTGTGCAAAGTCATCATAAGACTTATTGATCTTACCACGATATCCTTGGTCAGATAGATTATTGGTGTAATCAAATACCATTGCATAGTTGAGCCTAGTGATCATATCAATGCCAATAGTGGTGCTTCCATAGTATCCCGAAGTTTGATTATTCAACTCATTGAAATAATCTTTCATGTCCACTCGGGTAGCAGTGTTATACTTCCGTGATATGAACGGGCTTGTGTATGTGTAACTTCCCGTAGTACTTCTCTTATTGTCTGTCATAAATTTAATATCAGCAGATGGAACAAATGAGTACTCGTCATATAACTGATTGGCTCCTTTCTGCAACATTACTAGTTCCATGAAACTGCCCATAACAAATCCAGTCCTGGTTTCAAAAAAGAGACCGTTCGGCATAATTGCTTTGCCGCTATCCAGGTCCTTGGGTTCACTGTTTTTCGCAATGAAATCCATTGTCTCGAAAGCGGTCCAGCTACTTGCATTGAATGAGAAGTTGTTGGTCTTATGTGGAGTACCAAGGACCAATAAATTTGTTTTTCCGCTGAAATGTCCATCAGTGTCTCGATATCTAGGTTCTGCAATGACATCATTGTATATCTGTTTAGATATATCGTCAGTAGAACCAGTAAATCTCTTAGAGAAACGAGTAGATAAATCTTTCATGCCCTCAAGTGACATTAAATTCAATACAAAATACTGTCTCCTGTCATCCTGTACAATTCGCTCGGAGATAGAGAACACCCCAAACGTCTTGTGATATGCACCAGTGTCATCCAAGAAGGGAGATCGCAATTTCATCGTTACTGTATTATTGCCATCCATGTCCAATTTGCCTATGATATTAACAGAGTCTGCAATACCCAGTTCGACAAATAAACAATGTTGGCTAATGTTCTCATATATTTTTATATTCTGAACAAAGGGTCTTAAATCAATATTATCCTTACCAGCCAACGTGAGAAATAATTCATCCCATTCAATTGCGCCTGCTGCTTGTGTGTTATCAATTGCCATAATTTATTTCTTTATTAGTTGTTTGAATTGACCAACAAACTGGATAACATACTCAGGCTTCAATAGCGATATTTCGGATTTAGCGTCATTTTTTCTGACATTATAATCGTAGTTGCTAACTGATCTAATGGTACCAGCATTGAACAGAGCTTCATCATAGTCAACTTGAATATTATCCTCACCAACAAACTCGTAGTGATGTATATTATCAATAGAGGCTGCACCATACTCGTCATTGGTTGCAGATATCAAGTCGTGTGTTGATAGAGGCCAATCGTGATACACATCTATTATGTTGTTTGTTAGTAGAATTATCCAATGATATTGCGGATTGCCATAGAGTCGGTGTGCAATATGCTCTGGTTTTTCTCCGTCAGTGATTGTGTATCTGTCCAAATAGAGTTGATTCTCCAGATATTTATTCTTTCCTACTCGGCGGAAGATGTCAGGATAATTTATAAACTGGCCGTCTATTTCTATTTGCATTGATGGGAACATTGAAAAAAACATTATTTAATCCCCCTCCTTTATTGCATCACCATCGGATTTGTCAGCGTCACCAACCGCGGCATCTGGCGCGTCAACAGCCCCGCCTGCCGGGGCAGGCGTATCACCTGATAATCCAGCGAATCCATTGTCATCGAAATGTTGTGCGGTTAATAGTTCTAATTCTTTAAACTGAAGTGTCATTGTAATTTCGGTGGGTGCACCAGCGGTGCTTTGTATTGAAGTAAATGCTCCGCCAGCACCAAAATCTACTTTCATATCGACCAATGCACAGTCAGCAATTTTTGTTAGCCATTTATTTACTTCATTCTTGTATTGATATTCTATGGCAAACTCGGATGGATACATTATAAAGAATTTATCATTGGATCTTTCTGGATGCATGTTCTTTCTGAAGATGTTTATTATATCAAACGCGGCTTGTAATTCTGTGTTATTCTTGGGTGCAAATTTAAATTGAAACGCGAATGACCTAAAGTCCATACTCTTAAACAGTTGTTCCTTATATGGATTGGGCACCTTACCCGTTTGTAGTTCTAATGCGTCCTGTAGTTTAAAGTCGAATCCAGCAGCACTTGCGATATTTGACATACTTGCAAGTTGTCTAACTACCCTATCACGGGCTGGACCAGTTT